GAACAGGAATTACTTTTAACATCTTCGGTCAAAATTTTGTTGGTGGAGCATCCACGATTGGCATCTCTACCGTTGAATTGACAACTGGTGATATTAGAGCTCAATATCAAGGTATCTCTTCCGCAGCATCACCTGGTATCACAACTGTTGCAACTTTTGGCAATGAATCTATTAGTGAAGAAGGAGGACATGTTCTCTTCCATATTGAGGATGTGACCAACGATAAGTTTGAATTGCTTGAAGGTATCTTCATGCACGATAGTGATGGTGAGATTTATCAAACTCTCTTTGGTGCCATTGAAACTGATAGTAATAATGAACATGCTGGCATTGGCACAATCACTGGTATTAAAGATGGTGATAAGTATAATGTTGTTTATGTTCCACCTCCGCTTACAGAAGTAAGAGTAAAAACTGTTACAACCTCTGCCTCACAGACCAAAGGTGGTCTTGAAGGGTTATTTGAATTAGATCTTGTCGATACTAAGGTTGAATCTTTTGAAGGAACTTATACTAATACCCAGGCAGATGTCAGAAGATCATTTGGTCTTTTCCATGGTGGTGATCCAATCTTCTTCCAAGACTTTGATTCAACAGATTCACTCATTGTTGATCTTGATAATGATCTCATTACACTTCCAAATCACTTCTTCTCTTCTGGTGAGAGATTGAAGTATAACCCAACAGGATCTGGTACAACTTCCTCTGTTGGTATTGCAACTACAACTATTAGTGGATACGGTTCTACTGATAAACTACCTGAATATGTTTACGCAATTAAGGTCGATGATAAGTCAATTCGTCTCGCTGGATCTCCTGAGGATGCTCTTGCATCTAATGTTGGAAACTACTTAGATTTGACAACTGTTGGTATTGGAACCTCTCATACATTTATTGCACAAGATCAAAATACCAAGTGTATTATTGCTCTTGATAATAATATTCAAGATCCAGTTATTCCTGGCAATATTGAATATAATCTTGTTGAAGAAATGTCATTTGGTGGAGAGACAATAAGACTCTCTGGAATCTCATCAATTTTTGGAGGAGATCTTTTAAAAGTTGAAGATGAATTCTTAAAAGTCAATCAAGTTGGATTTGGTAGCACAAATGTTCTTGTGGTTCAAAGAGCATGGATGGGCACCGGACTTTCAACTCATGCAGATGGTTCCAAAGTTGAAAAATATGAAGGTGGATACAACATCGTTGCCAATACTATTAATTTCTATACTGCTCCTACTGGTTTAAAACCAGCAGAAGGAACTGATCCTGATGATCTTGATTATACTGGTATTCAAACAACTTCTGTTTTCCAAGGAAGAACTTTCCTAAGAAATGGAGTTGTTGGCACTTCAACTCACACATATTCTACTAACTTCCTCTTTGATTCAGTTTCCCAAGATTTAACTGGTGTTGGTAAAACATTTGCAATTCAAGAAGATAGTCAAAATATTTCTGGATTCAGCACAAACCATGCTTTGATCTTAATTAATGATATTGCACAGATTCCATCACAAGATTCACGAATCAATGATTTTTCACTTACTGAAAATGCTGGTATCACGTCAATTGTATTCAGCGGTTTTGCTGCTTCTGTAACCAATGACGTAAACACTGGTTCTATTCCTGTTGGTGGTGTTATCGTTTCGGTAGGATCGACACAAGGATTTGGTTATCAACCACTAGTGGCTGCTGGCGGAACTGCCAATGTCAATGGATTTGGAACTGTAACCTCTATTAGTATTGGTAACAGCGGTTCTGGATATAGATCGGGAATTGCAACTCACAATGGTGTAGTTCAAGGATTGACTTACAACGTTGGTCTCAGAACTGCTGATATTGACACGGTTGATGTGACTCCCATTGGTGTCGCGACCGTTGTCAACGGTAATATTACGGGTGTCGCTATTACAAATCCTGGTGTTGGTTACACATTTAGTAATCCTCCAATCGTTGTCTTTGATCAACCAATTCCATACACCAGAGTTCCTCTGATTTACCATCCAGATTCTCCTGGATCTCAGATTGGTACAAATGCATTTATTGATGTTCAAGTTTCTCTTGGATCTAGTGTTCTGAACTTTGATATTATCAATAATGGTTATGGATATAAAGTTGGAGAAATTTTAACTATTCCACAGGGAGGTATCACTGGAATTCCAACTAACTCTACGGTTGGTGCTGGATTTAGTGAATTCAGAATCAATGTCAATAGAGTCGATTCTGATAAGATGACTGGTTGGAGATTTGGTGATCTTGACGTATTTGATAAACTTGACACATTCTTTGATGGTGAAAGAAAAGTATTCACCATGAGAAAGGATGGAGTACCCACATCTATCAGAGCTGCCAAAGGTTCTTTAATTGATGTTAAGCAAACTCTGCTTATATTCTTGAATAATGTTCTTCAAGAACCAGGTATTGCATATCAGTTTGATGGTGGTTCAAACATTACATTTGTTGAGGCACCAAAGGTTGGTGATACTTGTGCCATCATGTTCTATCGTGGCACAGGTGGTGTTGATGTTATCAGTCGAGATATCATCGAAACTATTAAAACTGGTGATACTGTTAAAATTAAGGCAAATGATTCTCAAAATCGTCTTGTATTTAATCAAAACACAAGATTTGTTTCTGGAATTGCAACCGCTGATACCTTTAACACTTCTTCATATAATGGTGCTGGTTTAACCACAGATAGAACTATTGAGAGACCTTTAATTTGGTGCAAACAACAGGAAGATCTCTTCCTCAATAATAAATCAATCACCAAAGACAGGGATTTATACAAGGCAAACATCTTACCAAAAACAAACATTATCAAAGCAGTTGGACTAGGTTCTACTGAAATTTGGACAACGGGTGTCTTCCCCCTATTTGATTCCTACGCGGAAGCTCTTCCTGAGTCCAAGCAAACAGTTCAAATTATTAATCAAGACACCAAAATTTCTGCTGCTGCAACAGCAATTGTTTCTGATCTTGGTACGATTTCTTCGATTAATATCACAAACTCTGGTCTTGGATATACAGTAACACCTCTGGTTTCCATTGCAAATAGTGTTGGTTTTGGATCTGCTACCAGAGCAACTGCCACTGCATCGATAACTGGAACAGCAGTTACTTCTATTAGTGTGAGCAGTGCTGGTGCTGGATACACATTTACCAATCCACCAGTTGTTCTTCTTACGCCACCTAATTTTGATAGAGAAGAAATCAAAAACGTTGATTACTCTGGTGACTTTGGTATTATCTCTGGCATTGGAACTACATCTATTGGAGTTGCAACCACAGGTTTGATCTTTGATCTACTAATCCCTGATGGATCACCTCTGAGAAACACCTCTGTGATGGGACCTGGTGCAGCAAGAACAATTTCTAATATCGCATCTGGATATCCATTTGTGGTATTTGATTCAAATATCGGTCAAGGAGTCACCTCTCTTGATCTTGGAGGATCTACACTTGGAATCGGTTCTACATGCTTAGATAATGTATACGAAGCAGTTTCTGTTTCGGTTGCAACAACGGAAGCAGTTGGATTTGGAACCACATACGTTGCAAGAGTTGTTGTAAGTGTCGCAAGCACTGAGGGCATAACTGGTTATGGTCATAGTGAATTCTTTGGTAAATTTAGTTGGGGTAGACTTCAAACCTTCTCACGAAGTGGTATTGCTAAGACATTTACTCCAATTCTTAGTGATGGTGTTACAGGAATTACAACCGGTCCTGTTATCATTAGAAAAACACCACTCAAATCGGTTGGATATTTAACATAAATAACTAAAAAGTTCAAAATGTCTGCGATTATAACTGAACAGTTTCGTATCCTTAGCGCGGAAAATTTCCGTGCTGGACTTGCGTCTACTGGTAGTTCGTATTATACCTGGATTGGTTTACCAAATGCGACTGAGTTAGACGCAAATTGGAACACTAGTCCTCCATCACCAGTTGATTCTCTTAATGAGGAGAATAGACATTGGGATACAATGATCGCAATGAAGAAGGTTAATTCTTCTGATGTAAAAAAAGTTGTAGAAAAATATTCATGGGCATCTGGTGAAAAGTATGACATGTATCGTCATGATTACAGTAGAAACAATTTGGCACCCGTTTCTAAATCTACCACTCTTTACAGTGCAAAATATTACATAATCAATAGAGATTTTAGAGTTTATATTTGTTTGAATAATGGTATTTCCCCAGAAAACCCATCTGGAAAACCATCTTTGGATGAACCCTTATTTACAGACCTAGAACCAAGAGCGGCTGGTAGTAGCGGCGATGGTTATGTTTGGA